AGCGCCGAAGGGTGGCAGGATGATGCCTATATCCAGGAGCTCACGTTTCAAGTCAGAATTTAATAACTATTAAAACCAGTTTTTTCACAATGGAAGGATATGTAAATGGATCTGACCTGCTGCTGTTTGTTGGCGGCAAGGCTGTCGGTCACTGTACGAGCCACACCCTCACCTTCAACTCCGAGACCAAAGATCGCAACGTGAAGCCTGTGGCATCACTGGGCGCTCAGGCCGGACTGTGGAAAGGTAAGGGCGTGACTGGCCTGTCTATCTCTATCAGCGCCGAGGGTCTGCGTTTCTACAACGAGACCGAGAACGGCTTCGATGAAATTGCCGCAAAGTGGGGCGTGGGTCAAAGCGTCAAGGTGAAAGCCTACCAGCGTGGCGAGAATGGTGTCGTCGAGACCGGCAACGGAGCCAGTGAGCCCTACGTCGAGGGGAACTTCATCATCGCGTCGATCGAGGAAACCAGCCCGGCACAGGACGACGCCACCTACAGCGTCACCCTGGAGAACGACGGCGAGCCCGACGTTTATCCCGGCAAGGGCGAAACCAGTGGCGACTAATCTCTGAGCTATGCCGAAGATTGAGATCACTATTAACGGTAAAGCATACCCCTGTCGTCAGACGATGGGGGCTATGCTCCGTTTTAAGCGTGAGACCGGCAAAGAGGTGACGGACATCCAGGGCAACGACTTCTCTGAAATGGTCGCCTGGCTGTGGTGCTGTGTCGCTTCTGCCTGTAATCACGACGGCGTGGAGTTTGGCATGTCGCTGATGGACTTCGCCGACGCCCTGGATCCGGAGCAGATGTCTGCCTGGGCCGATGCTATCAGCGTCGAGAACGCCGGAGGCGACGAAAAAAAAAGCCAGTAGGCATCTATGAGCTGCTGGGCATAGCCCTGGGCCAAATCGGGATGACCAGCGACGACTTTTGCCGGTGCACGCCGGTAGAGTTTGAGCACATCTACAAAGCCTACAGCGAAAAAGCTGAGGCCGAGTTTCGAGACGCCTGGGAGAGGATGAGGCTGCTGGCCACGATCGTCATCCAGCCCCACACCAAGAAAAAGCTCACCGCCAAGAAGCTCATGCGTTTACCCTGGGACGATATAAAGAAGGAAAGCGACAAACCTCAAGTGTCGAAAGAAGAAGCGATGGCACGCTTCAAAGAACTAATTAAAAAGAGCTGACAACAACGAAATGGCAAAAGAAATCAAATTTAAGATACGCCTCACAGTGGATGGCAAGGAGCAGCTTGTCACCGCTACGACCACAACCAAAGACCTGGCCAAAAACCTGGACGCGGCGCGGTCGTCGGCTATCCGTTTTCGTGACTCCATTTTGACGATTAACCAGATGGGCCAGGCCTTCCAGGGCTTGATGTCTGGCCTGTCTGCTATCAGCTCAGCAATGACCACCTACACCCAGGCGTTTGCAGTCCAGGAACAGAACGAGCAACGCCTCGCTACCGTCATGCGTCAGCGCATGGGCGCGTCGGCCCAGGACATCGAACAGATGAAGCAACTGGCCGCCGCCCAGCAACAGCTCGGCATCATCGGCGACGAGGTGCAGCTTGCCGGTATGCAGCAGGTGGCCACCTTCTTGAATCAGAAGGCCAGCCTGGAAGTATTGACGCCCGCCCTCAATAACCTGCTGGCACAGCAGAAAGGCTACGCTGCAACCGCCGCCGACGCTCAGGCAGTCGGCAATCTGATGGGCAAAGCCATGCAGGGCCAGGCTACCGCGTTGAGGCGTGTCGGTATCACCTTCGACGAAGCCCAGGAAAAGGTGCTTAAATTCGGCACCGAGAGCGAGCGAGCCGCCATGCTTGCCGAAATCATCACCCAGAACGTGGGCAACATGAACGCCGAGCTCCGGGCCACAAGCAGCGGCCAGATGAAGGCCCTGTCTAATGACCTGGCAGACCTCAGCGAAAAAATAGGCAAGGTGATGATGCCCTTCCAGGGACTCATGGCGCAAATCACACAAATGGGCTTCCTGTTGATGGGTATCGGCCAAATATTCACGTCCGTCCGGGCCGTGATGATGGTCATGGGCACGACGCTCAAAAGCCTGGTTATTTCGTCCGGGCTTTTCTCGAAACAAGCCTACATCCAAAGCGCCGCCACGCTTATGCTCGGAGGCGCAAGTCGAGGCACGGCCCTGGCCCTGGCCGGCTTAAAAATGGCTATTCGCGGGTTGTTGATCTCTACCGGCGTCGGTGCTGCAATCGCGGCGCTCACCTACGCCATTGAGCTGCTGATGAACAGCGCCGACAAAACGACGGACAAGCTGGAGGATATGAGCGACGCCACCAACGAGGTGTCCCAAGCATACACCCAGGCCAAGTCATCGCTGGAACTGAACATCGCCAAACTCAAAGACCTCATCACCGCAAAGCAGCAGGGCCAGAACGTCAGCAAGAAAGAAAAAGAAATTGTCGCCAGCCTCAACAATACCTACGGCGAAACGATGGGCTATTTTGCCAGCGTCGAATCCTGGTACAAGGCACTAATCGCCAACAGCAAGGCCTACTGCGACCAGATGGTCATAGAAGCCCAAACCAGGCGACTGGCCAACCAAATCGCCGAGAAGCGCGAGAAGCAGCGACAAATCACCCATAACGATGACGGTTCCAAGCGCCACTATGGCACCAAGCGAGAATCTCAAACCGTCGCCACCGGCCAAGTCGATGCTGGCGACGGCAAGGTTCTCCCGGTTTATGAGACAAAGGAGATCCCAGGCTCCAGCCCGATAGAAAAGGCCCAGAAACAATACGACGACCTGGGCAAGTCTATAGCCGCCGACGAGAAGCAGTTGCAATCGCTTGTTGAGAAAAGCGCAAAAATTAAAATGCCGGTTACTGGATCAGCCACACCAGTAGCCCCGGCCACACCAGCCAAAGGTGGGAAGGGCGACAAGAAAGACACCAAGACCGACGACAAAAAGAAACCGCTCGAGCTTATTGAGGAGGCCAAGACCTACAAAGACCTGGAAAATAACGTCAGGTATTACCAGGAACAGCTCGACAATACCGACATCAGCGAGAAGGCAACAATCGAGTCCCTGGCCAAGAAAAAGAAGGCCGTCGAGGATCAGATTAAAGCCTTCAACGACCTGCAAGACGCTGCAACCGCCGACCGCTCCATCGAAACACTCAACGACGCGGAAATAACCACCAGGAAGCAGCTCAACGCCAAACTCGAGTATTACAACAAATTACTCGACGAGGGCGACGAGAAGCAGCGCGAGTCGGCTCAGCGCTCAATCAATAACCTCAACAAAATGGCCGCCGCCTGGGATGAGCAGCTTGCAAGGCTCGACGCCCCTGGCTCCCTTGATACCATTAACGACATCAAGGACATCGACGCGGCGATCCAGTTCTACAGCGACCAGCAGCAGCGCGAGGATGCCGACAACATCTACAAGACCCAGGGAATCATTAACGCCCTGACCGAGAAAAAACGGGTTTTGCAGTTGAGCATCGACCTCCCAGATATGCAGCGCGAAGTGGCCGCCATCGAGAACCTGACAGGCACGGAGCGCCGGGTGAAGATCCGCGCGATGGGCTTCGACGAAATTATGGAAAAAGTTCGCGAGCTGAACGAGCTCATGGAATTGCCGGGCGTGACCGACTTCCAGAAGCGCCAACTCAGCGAACTGATCGGCATCTATAAGTCGTGGTCAAAGCAGGTAATTAAAAGTTTCGACACAGTAAAGGAAAGCTGGAGCAGCATCAAGGGAATAGGCGACGGCGTTGAAAGCGTCACCGAGGCTTTGGATGGCAACAAGAACGCCTGGCAGGTTATCACCGGCGTGATTGACGGCTTTATTCAGCTATATGAGGGCGTCATGGGTATCGTTAAGATCATCCAAATGATGACCGCCGTGACAAAGATGCAGACTGCAGCAACAATCACCGACGCGGCAGCGACCGGCGCGGCTACAGCCGCCGAGACAACCGACGCGGCAACTCAGGAAGTTGCGGCCCTGGCAAAATTGCCACTCATTGCCGCAAATAAGGCGGCGACCGCCAGCTATATGGAGCTGGCCAGTGCCGCCTTCTTTGCCGCTCATGCCTACATCCCCTTCGCTGGTTTTGGTATTGCTGCCGGTTTTGTGGCAGCAGCGACCGCCATGACCGAGGCCATCGGCGCCATGCCGTTTGCAAATGGTGGTATCGTGTCCGGCCCGACCTTTGCCCTGGTGGGTGAATATCCTGGCGCGAGCAATAACCCCGAAGTCGTGGCTCCGCTCGACAAGCTCCGCTCGATGCTTGCACCAGCAGACGGTGGAATCGCCGGAGGTGTGAGGTTTGAAATCGAGGGCCGGAAGCTGGTTGGCGTGCTCGCAAATGAAACCCGCGTGGGTAGCCGCTCAGGTAGAAAGACAAACATAAAACTCTAAGGCCATGTATTTGCACGGTTCATTCATCAATAAAAAGGGTGATACTATAGCGGTGCACATCGTTACGGGTGGATCCACCACCGTCGAGGTGGAAATCGGCGACGGTAATAGCGGCGTTTGGTTCACGGACGACCCGGTGGAAATCGCCTCCGAGGTAAACGATTGTTTTGACCACCTGCTCAGATATAGCGCCAGCATCCGTCTGCTTGCCGACCGCTTCATGGGCGACCTGTTTGCAACAACCTGCAGGGATGTTGTGGTCAACATCTACCGGGATGAGGAGTGCCTGTTTGCCGGTTTTGTTGAACCTCAAAGCTATAACCAGCCATTTAACGACGCCCTGGATGAGCTGGAAATAAATTGTATCGACGCCCTGAGCGCCCTGCAATACTCCTATTATAAGAATATCGGCACCGCCGGAATTACCTGGAAGGATATAAAGACCGCCGCCGACTACCGAACATTCAACGCTATCATCACCGAGATCCTGGAAGGTATGACCGCCGAGCTGGACATCACCGGCGCGGGTACTATCCGGCTGCTGTATGATGGTAGCAAAGCCATCAACCAAACAGCCAGCCCCTACCTGGTGCTCCAGCAGCTCCAACTGAGCGAGCTGCTGTTCCTGGGCGAGAGCGAGGACGATGTTTGGACGCAAGACGTGGTACTCGAAGAGCTGCTTCGCTATCTCAATCTCCACATCACCCAGGTGGGCTTCACCTTCTTCCTGTTTGACTGGGCCACGGTGAAGAAGGCCGCAAA